CTTGAGCAACTTGTCATCGACATTCTCATTCAAAGGTGTGTTGTCCTTCAAATAGGTTGTTGATATGAAATATACAAAGTTTGTCATTATTTGATTCTCCTCAATAATTGTTGTTGCCAAATGTGACGGCATTGTGGAACATTCACATCTCTCACGGGGTCGTGATACCATCCGCCTCGTCTTGACCAAACATCAATCCCGGTCTGAGCAGACATTGCATCAATATCCGCACGAGAATAAACACGATTGCTTCCTGCAATTTGACGGCAGAAATCACGAGAACCGGGTATAATCATTCCACCTGATATTCCTGGTGCTACTGCGTATTTGTAACGGACAACAATTTCGGTTTGTAACTGACTGATTTCATCCAATCCTTTCGGGGTTACTTCAAGACCTTGATTGTATCCTTTGATTAACTTGGCATCGTTCAATTTTGCAATCGTATCAACCACGACTTGTGGGTCTAACTTGGTGATGTTTACAATGTCCCCTATCTGCAAACCTTTGTTTTCCTTCAGCACATTCAAGATGGCTGATTCAATCGCAGATGCAAAGTCAAACTTCATTGGTTCAAAGTTCTCAGCTGGTTCACCGTACTTCATAAAAACCGCCAAGTCACGCTCATCATCCCAGCCAAACGGATTTTGTGATGACATTGCAACGGGTGTTTTCTCAATCTCTTCAAATCCCAATTCCTTCCGTGCTTCGTCCTGCGTTAAAAGTCCAGCAGTAAACAAGGCAACATAATCAACTCCGATTGGTGGTTTGTTAATTGTTTCTAAGCGAACTGGAGAGATGAACTCAAATAAGTAAGTCAAAGTATCATCAATCTTTTGTTGTCTTGGTTCAATGTATGACTGTTGGAACATCTCATACGCTTCAATCATCTCGCTACGACCACCCAATTGACCCTCTACACGCACTCCAAAGAGCATCGGAGAGTTTACCTTGTGTGCAACAAATATCTCTTGTTGTACGGTCTTATTTAGCAAATCAAATTGCTTGTCAAAGTCCGATGGTTGCAAGTTTGAAATGATTGATTCTTTCTCTTGTGGATCGTTGTATTGGATAATCAATCCACCGGCATTGTCCGTGCCTTGATAATTCTCTTTGAATCGTCTTGCAGTTGCACGAGCTTCTTCAGGTGTTGGGATTCCCTTGAATAACTGGATGTGAGTTTGTGCGGTGAATCCGTTCTTGATTGAGTTCAAATAATAATTTGAAATCTCGGTGTCAACCTCAATATATTTTAACGCACCAACATAATCAGGCAAAGGATATTCACCTTGTCCGGGTCGGTAGAATTGGCAATAATAAAGTGACTTTGATTCTCTTGTAGTTGCGTTGAATGGCTGATAGTGAACTTGCTCCGCTTTGCGGTCAGTCCAATCCTCGCAATAAACATACTCGCCTTCAAGTCCTTTGCGGATATTTTTGAAAGGGATGTGGTAAATCTCTGCGATTGCCGTCTTCGCTTTGTTCCAAATTATCTCAAGGCAATAACCATTGAATAACTCAAGGTCATAGGCAATCTTGTTCTTAACTTGGTTAAGTGTTTCGTAAGCGTTAATCGCTTGAATCTTTGCTTCGGCTTTTGCGATGTCAACGGTGTTTTGTCCGATTACCTTTGTCCCAATACCGGCAACATACGATGCTTTGCTTGAAACGATGGCATTGTGCTTGGGTGACTTGTTGAATAACTCAATCAGGAAATCGGGATATAAGTTGTCAGCACCAAAAGTCACATATCCTTTCGCCTTGTTTTCTTTGAAAACGGGAAGGACATTGTCGTGAAAGTTGATTCTTTGGAAGATCATTGAAAGTAAATAGCAACTTAAAGTGATTGCAACATACTAATCAAATCGGGGTGGGGATAAACATCAATTTTGTCTGCACGAACTGAATTATGAGTGAACACTCCGTTCTTGCCTGACAACGCTCTTTTTGTCACCGACCAAATATCCTCGTGATAAGTTAGGTCAATGCCGTATTTATCACGCCACAACAATAACAATTCTTTGACTGATGCGATTTGTTCTTTTGTGTAGTTCTCAAAATAGGTGAATCCCTTGTATGGCTTATCAAGTTTGCAGATGTCTTTCACCTCCTTGCCTACATAATTGATGAACTTGCCGTTCTTCTCTACCAAGTATCCCCAATTGCAAATCTCAATCCCAATGGATGTCTTGTCAAGTTTGGTGAATGGCACTCCTTTGAAGTGAGCAGATTTCAAACCTAAGTGATACGCCCAATGTTTTGACGAAAACCCTTGCACGATTTCACCCGTGCGACTTATCGCAATGGCGGTTGCGATATTTACTGGATCAGCATCCCAAAATTGAAAGGTTGCAACTCCGTCACCACCTCCAGCAGTATGATGCAAGTAGATTTGTGACTTCGGAGTTTCCTCTTTGTAGAATCCGTTAAATTTAACTTGTTTCATCGGTAAAGAAGTTTGTGATGAACTTTCCAATTCCACCAGCGATGCCGATGATCAACATTAACTTTGGATGGTCAAGGTTCAAACTGGCAACAAACAATGATGCACCGGCAATGGAATCACCAAGCACTCTGAATCGTTTTGGCGTAGGTTCAAAATAACCTTTTATCCTTGTCCTCTTTTTGGTTTGCACGATTTGTGTTTGTTGATGTGCTTGGTATGTCTGCGGAGCTTATTCTTTGGCTTTGCTCTGAAGGTGCTGGTGTTAGTTGCCTTTGCCATCTATCGCATCAATTTTCTTGGCGTAGTAACGAATCGCAAACAACCCCGAAACAATACCAACGAGAGCCAAAATAAGTGCAAACAAAGGTTGCCAAGTGTTCGCAAAGTGCAGAACTGCCGAACTGCCAGAAATAGCCGTTGCAATCGCTGCCGTTGTATCATTGTCAAAGTTCTTCATTATTCTTCGGAAGGTGTAAATTCAATGCGTTCAAGTTCTTCAAGTTGATCGTGAATTTCCGCAAAATTAGAATCGTTCAAAACCTCTAATCCTACTATCCATCTATCGCTACCATCTTTGACAAATAGTAACTCACTTGAATTGTGCATATAGCCGTTTAAGGCGTTATATTGTTCTGCGTTGGGGTGTAGTACAATTATCATATTGCTGCTTTATAAGTATCATAAGCGTTTACAAAAGCGGTATTTTCAGAAACCATTGAAGCACCCATCGCATAAGCGGAAGCGGTATGTGCGCCATAACTCGTTGCAGACCTTAATACAAATTGATTGGAATTTAATATACTCGCTGATGTTTGAACACCCGTTGTGCCTGAAGTACCATTAAATAAATCTACGCTTGTCAATGATGTTCTATGTATTGATTTAGGGTTAATTACTGCGGTGTAATCAAATGAAAGAGCCAAATTACCACTACCCGAGTTTATTCTTTGGGTTGCAAGTGAAGACCTTACGATTGAATTTACGGCTGTTGATGTAGTTCCATCAATTCTGCCCGTACTAACAAAAGCGTGAGGGAAAAAGTATCTTGAAGCGTCATTCAATGTATAATTTACACCACTTGTGGACGGGTTGAAATTGGTATCAATATATGAACTTGTGCCATTGCCCGTAAAACCTTGATTTGTAGTGAACGTAGGACTATTTACTGCGGTATATTGACTTAACCTTTTCCAATCTATCAACGCAAAATCTATATTCCCATCGGTAGCAAAAACCGCAAAAGTGTCTAACTTGCTCCAAATACCACCCGATTTCAAATCTAATACAAGTTGATTTTGCTTCACTTGTTGCCCCGCACTTGGTAGAGTATAACCTTGCGTAGTGGCATAATTCAAAACGGCTTGATAGTCGCTATCAAAACCAGCATCTCCGCCAAAGCGTTGTCCGCCAACCCTTACACCAACACCAACGCCAAACATTAGATGTTATACATTACAACTGAACCCGAAGTCAGAGTAATTGAAGAAATTTGATTGTCCTCGCTTACTGCAATATAGATTCCTTGCTTCAATGTCACGCCACTCAATCCCAAAGAGGATAAAAGTGATGCACCTGACTTGTCAAGTATTGCACTTACTACGGCATCAGCATTGACGATAAAACCACGAAATGCACCCGTGTTTGCACTTGTGTTTGAAACGACTTTACATCCAGTAAAACCCGCCATAAATTCATTTGAACTACTCATATTGTGTGTATTTTTTCAGTTAAGTTTGGTGTGTATTGTGTTACGCTTGATGTGGTTTCTACTTTTAAGATTCCAATTTCACAAAGTGTTCCTCCGCTGGTGCTTACACTATATTCGTGTTCGCCTTCCAAAAGTGTTCCGGTTGTTCCTTCTATAAATTGGAATTTGTTGTATCTCTCCGTTTGTGTGCTGACATCGGTCAATGTGGTTGTCACAACTGTTTCGGTTTGTCGGTGAGTGAAGGTGAATACATACGATGCTGCACTTGCTTTTTCCGTCAAAGTCAAGTACCAAAATTTGGTTTGCAGTTTATTAATTACCAACATCAATACAAAATAGCGAGTTGTCTTTTATGTAACAAAAAAGGGTGAGCAAATGCCCACCCTCTCTCTCTATGAATCAAGCGTACTTAAATTCCTAATGTGGTCACTACCGATGCTTGAAGCAAGAATGGTGCTTCGGCTTCGATTGCGGATAGAGTCACCTCATATCCAGTAGAGTCACCCATTGCAGTACCCGTGTTGGCGACCATTGCAGTCACATCACAACCCAAGTCCTTACCAGCCAACCAATACTCATCGTTGTTCGTTTTCACGATTGCATAGCAACGACCTTGTGCAAGGAGTTTCATCTCGTTGCGTTTGGTTGTTGAC